AAAAAGGAGAAAGAAGATGCCAATGAAACTAAAGGCAAGCCAGAAGATAAGAGATAGAGCTACAGGTAAGACAACTACTGAGCATTACTATCTAAAGAGTATGACGATTAAAGATCTAAATGATTACATTGAATCATCTAGTGCAAAGAAGAAGGTCATACAGAAATGTAGAAACGAATTAATTAGGAGGAAACTATGAACTGTTGGTATTGCGGAGCTGGACTTATATGGGGTGGAGATCACGACATAGCAGATGAAAATGAAGAATACGACATGGTTACGAATCTATCTTGCCCTGAGTGTAAAGCCTATGTTGAGGTGTATATGCCTAAAGGAGAAGCAAATGAATGATCCAGTCCATAAGCCAAAACATTATCAAGGCAAAATTGAATGTATAGAATTAATAAAAGACAGAGTAGGTGCAAATCACTTTCCAGCATATCTTGAGGGTAATCTTTATAAATATATTTTTAGACATAAAGATAAAGGTGCAAATATACAAGATTTAGAAAAGGCAAATTTTTATCTTGTAAGGTTGATAGAACATTATAAAAATTTATAATTATCAAATATGAAAGAAAAAGATATAAAGGCATTAAAAAGGCAAATCGATAAGGGCAAATCACTTAACGAAGTAGTTATGTCTTTAGGTAAAAGCAAATCGACTATTTTAAAAGTGGCTAATGAGAATGGTTTAAAGTTTGATAAAAAAAGTCCATGGGCAAATTTATAATTAAGGCAAATTTAATATGCGAGTAGTTTTAAAATCTAATTTAAATCAAGTAAGAAAAGAATTGGATAGAAAATTAAATAAAAAAGACTTTAATAAAATTTTAGCTAGAGCCATGAATTATACAGGCGAAAGAGTTGTAAATGCAGAAAGGGCTCATTTAAAAGACAGATTAGACAGACCACGACCGCAAACAGTAGAAAGTGTTGTTATTTCGCAATTTGCTAAACCTAAAAGCAACAAATTAGCTATGGTAGTTATAGTTAAAGATTTTGCAGCAAAATACTTGCATTATATTTATACAGGAGATGATGAACCTGCTAGAAGGCAAAAATACGCCTCACCAACTAGAGATGGTCAAACTAAAAAAGGCAAATATGGAAATATAATGAAGCTATCCGCAAAAGGTGGCTTGTTGAGCAAGGTAGATAAAACTAAAGACTCACAAAGAAAAGGCTCTCGTTTTCAAGGTATACCTAAAGGAAAAGGCTCTAAGACTTATGGTATATGGGAAAGGCAAGGGGTAAAGGGGAGAGAGGGCTTAAAATTGCTTGTAGCTTATACACCATTTATTAAGCATAAAAAGTTTATAGATTTCTTCAAAGTTGGAGAAAAGGTCATTAAAAATACTTTCCATAAAGAGATCAATAAACAATTCAAAAGACATATGAAAAGAAAATAAAGGCAAATTTAGTATCAAGGCAAATTTACCTTTAATGCAAATTTAGTCCTTCTCTCCTATTATTTCTAAAATTACTTTTTGAACTTTTTGAGCCTCATAAACCTCATGCCCTAAAAACGATATCCAACCATAATCAGGCTCATGCTCTTTGCGAAACTCTAACAATTCAGTATCAAACCTATCTAGCCTCTCATTAAAGATGCTATCAACCTCATGCTGTATGCTTTTAAGTTTTTCTATTATTTGTTTTTTAGTTAGATTCATTTTTTACTCCTTTTCTTTAAACCATCCATTAAAAATTTCCAATCTTTAAGATCTTCGTATTCGCTAACAGACTGCAAATTTAGTTGTATGCTATGCCCATTGGTACAAGCCCAATCTAATTCAGAATCAATTACATGATTGCCTGCACTTCCTATAAATGCACTGATATTGTTTGAAAAACAATTTATCAACTTAACCATATCGTCAATGCTTAATTGATTAGATAGTTCATAGATGTTATTTGCTTCATATTTATTGTTGCTCATTGTCTTGCACCTCCTGTACTGTTAAGTCATACTCTAATTCGGTTAAGTATGAATATGACTGTAAGAACTCTTGTTTAGATAAAATGTAGAAGTCTCTCATCTTTTCTTTATCGTCTATAAAACTTTTATAACTTGGCGTGACATCTTGCCAAAACTCTCTAAAATATTTATTTAAATATCTATTAAGTCTTAATTGTTGTTCTTTAGTCATGGCAACCTTTTTGCCACCATGTAAAGTTCTATTCTCTCTAATTAATATATCCATTAGTCTTGCTCCTTATAAACATCAAACCTTTATTGATTGATATATATAATTATATATAAATTTATATAAATATCAAACCCTTAATGCAAATTTATTTTTAAGGCAAATTTAAGATCGAGGCAAATACTGTTTTAAGGCAAATTTAGTAAAGGCAAATACTGTTTTAAGGCAAATTTAGTAAAGGCAAATACTGTTTTAAGGCAAATTTATATCTTGAATCAAAAAATAACCGCAAGAAAAAAAAGAAAGCAACAAAAAGAAAAAAGCAATCATGAGAAGCCTTGTATTGCATTATAAATATAAATATATAGTAAAGCATAACTTTAGTAATAAAACGTCTTAGAATGTCTCTAAGGCTCTCTTATATATTCAAGGCATAAAAAAAGGCGGTAATAATACCGCCCTTGATTGGTTGGATTAAATATTAAAAATGGTCTACTTGTCTGACTACTGGCAACGAACAAAGCATTAAATAGTTAGGTTCATACTCAACATCAGCTAAATAATTATATATTTTTTTATGCTCGTTATACTCATCATTTAAAACATCTTTTATATATGCTTCTAAAATATCATTATTAGTAATAATTTCTGATTCATTTACATTTGGATATAATGCAACAGCTAGAGCATCAACTGGCAAGGGCTGGAATCTAATTCTCCCAGTATCGTTTAAATCATTATTCAAATTATAATAAAAGCTATTAGTATCATTTTCAAAAGTTATATTTTGCATATCATTTTCTAAAAACATTTTTTCAACATCGCGTTTTATATGATTAGAAAAACTATCTAAAATATAAATTTCTGAGTCTCTCATTCCCTCGCCATTCCATGTATGACTTATTAAAAATTTCATTATTTACCCCCTCTATCTCTATCAATAATATCTTGCAGTGGCTCGTCTTTAAATCTTTGACCATTCCATAACATGGCGTGTTCCTTCATTAATCTATCATTAGCAACATCATAAGCATATTTTAGTATCTCGCTTTGTACATCTTGTGCTTCTCTTTGTTTGATAAAATTATATAAATGTTGGTTATTAAATTTGTTTATATGTTTTTGTGCTTGTTTTAATGTTATTGATTCCATCATTTCCCCCTTATTAGTTTTAATTGATGCCCTTGATTATGTAGGCGGTTATATTTATCTTGCATTGTTGCAAGACATAAACCCCTAAAGGCTACAAAGCCTTTAAGAGTTCCGTTGTTAATTATGATTTTATATTTCATTGTTTACCCCCTTTTTAGTTATTGCTTCTATTAAATCATCTTGTAATTTATAAGCCTTTTTAAGTTCCTCTGTTAACTTGTATATAAGCTCTCTTGCTGTTGAAGTGTCGCTATAGTCATATTTTTTTAGTTCGTTTATATCTATTCTCATTCATGCCACCTCTTTAGATTTAAAAGATAGAATTACTTTAGCCATAAAAAAAAAGTAATTTTCAATAACTCTATCTTTTAATGCCTCGCTAGGATTGTTATCTATTGAACCCATATCAATAGCTAACTCAATGATCTCAGAGTATGTATATGGAATGTTTATAGGTAAGCCACTCAACCATTCAGTCATGGCTCTATATTCTCCCATTCTTTCAATTTGAAATCCGTACTCATTGCCGAACCTATCAAAAAGATAATTAATCTTTTCATCGTCTGATAAATTCTTTCCTATTAGCTCGTCCTCTGTTTCTAAACATTCAAGAATATATTTCTTGTAGTTCTTTTTATATTGTGTGTGATGTAATTTTCCCATGTTAAACCCCCATATTAGAAATGTTAAAAGCCAACACAACTACAAGCGTTAGTAGTTGCAACCCTAAAAGAAAAGGTATTAATAAATAATTGTTAGCCTTGTCTTTTGCTATTAAGTCTATTTTGTAATTCATCCTTATATTCTCCTTATAAATATCATACTCTTATTAGTTGATATATATAATTATATATATATTTATATAAATATCAATCCCTTAATACATATTTATAAATAAAATTATTT